GGCACGGATGACGTTGCTATGGAGATGAACCTATAGTAACTGTCCGAAGTGTCTCAAAGTTCCTATTCACTTGGTTGCCCTGCAATTAAAGGGTACCCAAATAGGACGTGACGCCTGGCGTAAGATGGCAGATTCTTATACTGGAGCATAAATAGCTCCGAATCTGAGGCTCGTCCCCGCTGGAAAGCCAGGGACTGTAGCCTTTGCATGATTGCACAGTAATCTTGTAGCTGTTTTATCATGGTAACATGAGTTTGGATGAGGACATCTTTCTTCCTCATATGCAACAGCTGTGTAGGCGAGAGATGTATTCCTGAGAGGTGTATAGCCAGTATTTCTTTTACGTCTATATCCCGTTCATCAAGCCGTTCTAATGTAATTTTGGCTTGGTTAAGGGCCTCTACTCCGACTTTTATAGCCGGATGACTTGAGAGGAACCTCTGGAGACCGACGTTTGAAGGTGTTTTAGCTGTCGTCATATATAGTTCTTTAGCTGACGACTGGAAAGCCTTAGTTTCTTTTCTTCTGGCTTTCATTGCACCTTCCACTTCTCTGGCTGCTATATCCCCCAACGCACGATTTATCAGTTCTATGTTACTCTTCGTGGACCGAGTGCACATATTTGAAACGCAGCGGCATAACTGTAATAGCTTCTGCCATCTGACTTGGTGTTCGGGTTCGACTGAACTATTGGTCTCCGATAGCCATACGGATAGAAAGTGTACCTTGGTTACAAAACGTTGTGGGATCTTTACGATAGAGAAGAGCTTTTGGATAACCCCGGGGTCCGTATACCTGTGAGATTGATGCAACCTGGCTCGAACGTCGATATCCATCGAGACTGTCCGTCACCAGTATGCACCGATTCCGAGCACCTCCTTAAGAGGGAGCCCGGTGATCTCAATGCCCCGATAATACTGACGTTTTGCGAATTCATACATGTGCTCGCTAATCATAGTTTTATTTTGATTAATCGTGACATCAAGTTGTTTCATGAGTACAACATACTCTTGAGCCAGCCGGTCGTCGGTAATTACAATATCGTCACCGAGAATCATATAGGTGTCTCGATCAAGTCGAGTTCCACTCCGCAAAGCTGCGATGTGGACTATAACATGGTGTGACAGGGTGAAAACCGCTCAGGAGGAGTATGCGCCCATAGGCTGCCCAGCATTAAAAGTTATTTCACGGGTGGTGTTATATATTGGTCTCGTATACTTAAAAGGTAGTGATATCATTATCCTTTTCCATGCTTCTGAGTATTCTTGTGAGATTAAAAGTCGGAGCATATCGACCTGGAACCCAATAGGGAACCTGTCGGTTGCCGATTTAAGGTCAAATGAGAAGAATCTGGTCTTGGGTTTCGATATAACGTGTCCTGTTTGGTTATAAGTTCTATCATA